GCCAATCAATTTCCGCAGGTAATGAAGGATGCTCCTTACAAGTATGAGGGTGCTCTTGATTATGACCAGCCTATGCTGGATAAGTCTCTTCCTGTAGAAGTGCGTGATGCTCTAGGAGCTGGTACAGCGCCCGATCCATTCAATCGCTATTCTCCTAACCAAGTTGCGCGTCGTATCCTTATTGAAGGGGAACATCCTCCTATCAAGGGTACTTGGGACCCACGTATCAATCGCTTTGGACAAGGAGGTGCTTTAGATGGTGCGTTTGGTCAAGACATGGCTAAGATTCTTCGTGAGGGCTTTAAGGTCACTACCCGTGCTCTATCTCGTTTAACAGACCAGCAATGGCTGAAGGAACGTTTCCCTGCTTCCAATTGGATGAGTAATGCTGATGGTACTCCAACAGTGTTACTACATGGTACTCAACAGAAGATTAGTGGGAATCTACGTGCAGGCGCTGAAGGCTTCCATGCTGGATTCACATCTAGTCCACACATGTTTGCTGGTAAGTATAAGACAAACGCTGCTGGTGGAAAGAAAGCAAAGGCTTCCATTGGCTCCATTGACTACACTGCTACTGACGCTATTCGTCCTCAAACCGGGCAACTGCATCCAGTAGCTATCCGTAAAGGAAACTACCCACATATTGATAACGACTTTGGTACTTGGTCGCCTGAGCAGCTTGTTAACAACCAAAAGTTTGCACTATGGTTGTCACAGCACTCTAAGGGCAAGTATGGTTTGTATGATGTAAAAGACATGCTTGAGTCGTTGAGTGAAACCTTGGGTAGAACCTTAGGGGGCTCTCGTGTTATCAATGAGAAGTTTTCTACTTTCTTAAAGAACACGTTTGACATTGATGGGTTTACCTACCGCAACACCTACGAGACTGTTCCTAGTGAATTACGTAGGAATGCTGGGGATGGGAACTCTAGTGCAAGATACAACACCCTACAAAAGCGTGCTCAAGCCGCCGGTGATGCTACTTCATTTGTCACTTGGAACAACAACAACTTTAAATCTCTATATGACAATGGAGATAGGGCAGCGTTAAAGCGTTCTCAACAAGGGGCGATTCACCCTGACTTACTAACCCTAGGTATTCCTAAGGCTGCTAAGTATTTAAAGGATAAGTTTGGGGATGATGTTGCTGGTACTTTAGAAAAGGCTGCGTCTGTTATCGGTAGGAAGAAGGAACCTGTAGCTGCTTATCTTGAGAAGCTACCAGGGTTAAGTGGTAAGGCTGACGCCTTCATCTCTCGTCCTACGCCTTCTGCTGAGTTACTAGGCAAAGCAAAGGCACAAGCCGATGGTCCCAACCTAGCTACCAACTGGCAATCTGGTTTAGCAATGGCTGCTCAAAAAGGAGATAGCATTGTTCTTCGTAACATGGGTGAGTGGTTCAACTGGTCACAAAACCGTGCCAACTACCTTATCCGTGAAGCAGTAGTTCCTCTAGAGTCTCGTCTAGCACACCTAGGTAAAGACTTACAGATTGTCCACAAGACGTTCTTAGATGAAATGTTCCGTGGGGAGCAATACTCCCCTGAACAGCTATCCGCCATGGGTATGAAGCAAAAAGGAATTGATGCCTATCAGTCTCTTCGTAAAGCGTTTGATACCTTTTATGAAGAACAGAATAGGGGTCGTCAGCTTTTAGGTAAGTCTCCCATCACTAAGCAAGATGCCTACATGGCGTCCATCTTTAGGGGTGACTACCATCTTCCTATCTATGATAAAGGTGGTAAGCTACGTTTCTATGTCCAGACTACTACTCGTGGACAAGCCAAAGGCGCTATTGAGTGGTTAAAGAAAGAGTTTGCAGATAATGACAACTTTGACTTTAGTGGCTTAAAGTATAACCATAGCAAGATGTACAACCCGGGACGTAAGTATGGGGCTGTCCCTCGTGATGTTATGTCCTCCTGGAAAGACATTGCAGAAGCCATGGGAGATGATCCTCTAGCTGCTGAAATTAAGCAAGCCATGGAACGTTGGGTAGAAGCTAAGGGTAGTCATGCTTTTAAACAAGACTTACACCATGTCAAAGCCAAAGTAAATGTACGTGGCTTTGAAGGTGACCAACCTTGGTTATCGGCTGAAGATAATGCTCATAATTGGGCCAAAGCCCAGATTGACTATCTAAAGGACGCTGCTCGTTGGAGTGCTACACAGGAAGCCATTAGCAATGTGAAAACACTGCTCACTGATCCTGACATTCTACAAAACCAACCAAACAACGTGACTCTTGGTAAAGCCTACATGTACAACCAAATGGGCCTAACAGAGAACTTAGCACGTAGTTTGGAAAGTGCTGCAGCAGGTGCTATGGGGCTTTCTCGTGAAAGCATCAATAGCCTATCCTCAGTGCTTCGCTCAGGCTTGTACATTAAGACTCTAACCGCTTCTCCTGGATACATTGTAGCTACTCCTCTTCAAGCAATTCATGGTAGTTTTGCATGGTTCTTGAAGGAACAAAGTGCTGGTAATATTAAGGTTGCTCCTGGTAAGTTCTTACGTAACGTTTTTGAAGCTATGGCAGATGAGCGCATGGGTACCCATGTCTTCGTTTAACAAAGAGGCTTTAAAGTGGGCTGATGACAACGGTGTGATTAAGAACATTGTCTATGAAGATGACCGCTCCATTGGGACTCATCCTGTAGCCGACAGCTTACAGAAAGTATCTGACTGGTCTATTGGTGTTCCTGATAGATTTGCTCGTAGAGCCGTGTTTATCCCATTTGCTAACGCCCTTTGGGAGAGCGGTAAGTACTCTTCTAAGGAAGCTGCGTTTAGACGTGCCGGTGAAATCACTGATGCTGTAGCAGTGTCTATGCGTCCTCAAGATAGGCCCTTGGCTGTACAGAAGCTTGGTCAACTAGGTACTATGGGATATGTGTTCCATGCTCCTGTGATTAACATGTACAACCATCTGAGTATCTTAGGTCGAGAGGCTGCTAGAGGTAATGTGACTCCTCTAATGGGTTATCTGGGAACCATGGCTGCCATTGGCGGTATTTGGAACCTACCTGGAATGGGGGAACTAGAAAAGCTGTTTGAAATGACTAAGGGGTTTGTATCAGAACATATGCCTGGAAGCTATGGGAAGATTAAGGATATTAATCCTCGTCTTGCTGTGCTAAAGGCGCTACCTGAGGTAAACGTACTTGGTTATACAGGTGGTGAATGGTTGTCTTATGGCGGAGCATCTGGTGCTCTTGGTACTGACATGCGTGGTAGGTTTAGCAATGAAATCATCAATGCAGAAGACCCACTAGGTAGTGCTTTACCAGTTACCAGCGTGTATGGTGATATGGCAGGGTCAGCGGTGAAAGCGATGGCCAATCCTAACGCATACACGGGCATGCAGCTTGCAAAAGACATGGCCCCTGGGGGCCTAGCCAGAGGTTTAATTGAAACGTCTAGTGACCGTTTTAAGGCCCCTGTGCAGCCCTATGCTAACCAAGGTGTCACCAGTTTTAGAAAGCCGTCAGACATTACCGAACCTGGGGTTCACGTAAACCGTGATGATAGGGAAATTATGGCTAGACGGATGGGTGTCACAGCCCTAACTGAAGCTGTGCGTAGAGAGAAAGATGCTATGTCAGACAAGGAAACTGCCCGACTAAGAGTTGCTCGTAAGGGGGTGTTTGATAACATGTTCAAAGCCATCGTCAATAAGACAGGTGATGAGAACACTGTTAGAGAGGCCGTGAGGAAGTACCTAGAACTAGAAGGCAATCCCCAGGATATTGAAAGACAACTGGAGAGGAAGTTTGCAGACCTACCGTTTACTCGACAACAACAACAGTTGATGAAGGCTAAACGATACGAGCAGATTATGGGAGTTGTCCGAAGAATGGAAATGGATCGGTAAACAAAAAAGCCCCAAGGAGAAATCCAAGGGGCTTTTTCTTTTTACAGCATGTATTCTTTAGTACCCATGCCAGTGTACACATCCCGTTTACTAGCGAATAGAACAGCCTCTTTAGGAGTTTTACCAAGTTCTAATGCACTAATAGCAAACGGCATACCACTGCCAATGGAGTAATACTTTTCTTTAATGGGAAGCCATGTCGCCATGGTGATGCTATGTAAAATATCTTTGTTACTTGTTAGTGCTAGCAATTCTACACCGTTACGTAAGTTAGGCATTTTACTACTTGGATCAAGGAACCAAGCAACTGCTGCACCCCATGCAGAAGCACTACCTGAGAACCCTACAAATGCTTTATCAGAATTAAACAGATGCTTTGACACATCTGGTGCTAACTCTAAAATCTTAGAGGCGGTTTTCATTTTAATGTTTCCCGCATAAGTCATTTGTAAGTCACAGGCAATTGTGTTATGGCTAACACTAACAGCAATAGTTGTTATGATTTATCCAATTGGTTTTACGTAATATTTTAAATGATGGCCTGGGTCATACTCCGCAGGAACCACCCTTGCCGGTAATGTCTTGTCTCCAAGCAACGGCTTCTTCTTTTGTAGAGAATCCTGCTTTACGCTTAGGTCCAAAGTAAGCACGCCATTTTTGTTTAAGCTGGCAGAAACTAACACCAGTTTGTCCAGATGTGTTATTCCGCTGGATACCAATGTTTGAGCAATTGAGACTTCTATCTGCATACCTAAGATTTTCTTTTCTGTTATCAAGTTTATCTCGATTAATATGGTCTATTTCCATGTCTTTAGGCGGCATCATGATTAAACGATGCATGTAAAGCATCTCATGCGGTGAACCTACTGGACTATCTTGTTTTGCTCTAGTAGCCCAGTACCCGGTATCTGTCATATACCAGCTATACTGATTAATAAGCTTTAAATCCTCTTCGTCAACTTTATACACCACACGAGCCTCCATGACCCGTTATCGAACACACGTCGTGTTCTTGGTAGACAATTCCTTTGTGCTTGAGGGCTTCTTCGTAACTGACTTCAGTGATGGGTTGACCTCCTCGACTTCCATCTGGATAACACGTGAACCCTCGTAACCGTGGAGCGTATTTCGCAAGCGTTTCAGCGAAGCGTCCAATATCATTTTCTGTGTTTCCTTTACTTCCCCAGGAAGGCAGGTTGATGGTACTTGAAATTGACATGTCAACGTAATCTTGAATGTCTGCTTGGAATTTAATTCTTCGTTCATAGTCATGACTTAGTTTATATGCTGTGTCAATTGTCGCGGGGTCCGCTCCATATTCCTGAATCATTCTTTCTGCTGTTGCATCGACGACATACTCATACTTCCATTGAGTTCCATTAGTGAGGTAGCGGCGTTTGTAAGCCACCGCAAAAAGAGGCTCGATGCCGGTTGTAGTGCCTGCGAGAATGCCAATAGTACCAGTTGGAGCGATTGCACGGTACGCAACAGGGCGAGAGATGTAAAACCGATCACAATGTTCGTCAGCAGCTTTCTTGCTCTCGTCACGGTAAGCGGCAAGCCACTGATGTAACTCTTGTGTTACTTCGTACTTGCTTCCTCTTTGCATGAGCCACTCTGCAACACCCATAAGTCCAAGCCCAAGTCTACGGTTCTTTTCCCGAACTTTATAGACTTTTTCGTAGGGAAGATCGGCCCTGAGGGTTCCACAAACCAAGAACTTTGAAGCAAGCTGTACAACGCTCCGAAATTCTTCCACATTTTTGATATTACCAAGATTGATACTGCCAAGATTGCATACGTCAGAATCATCCTCAGAAGTAACCTCTGTACAAGCATTGCGAAGCGTTTCATTCTGTTTACTTCCAAAGTTAAAGGAGAAGCCAGGCTCACCTGTTTCCATTGCTTGACGAACGTTCTGTAGGAACACGGGGTTTGTCGCAAGGCTTGTAGTAAACTCGCCTGTGCTCCATGAAGTAGCTCCCAATGCAGCATCATCATAATTGACAGAGATGTTAGTCATGTCTAGGGTCGCAGGGAAATTGAAGTCCTTCCCTTTTTGTTCTCGAACGACATTGGACCAGTTTTTAGCTCTAAGGAATTCCGGAATGTCCTCATGCTGCCAATTGAGGCTTGCATAAATTGCACTACGTCTTGAACCGCCTTGCATAACGTTTCGTCCGATTTCGTTGATCGCCGACATAAGAGGTAGAGGTCCGCTTGCAATTCCGCCTGTTCTCGACAAAGGCTTGCCAGAAGCTCTAATTCTGCTGTAGTCAATTCCAATTCCTCCACCAGTCATTAGACAACTCATTGCACGCCATGTTACGTTGCTCCATTCTTCCCTCGTGTCTTCCTCTGCTCTAAGTAAATAGCAATTGTTGTAAGCCTTGTAAGGTCGGCCTGCGTAATAGAGATAGCGGCCTCCAGGGAGAAATCGCATTTCTTTAATGTGCTGAGCAAGCTCTTTTCGATCACCGTCTGACATGAGGATAGGTAGGGTGCCATTTCGGCTTCCACAAACATCTTCAACAAGCCTGTCGGCCAGGGCGTCCCAGGTGTCATTTCCGCCTTGTGCATATTTCTGTCGGAAGATGTTCTCAGCGAACGTGGTTTTGAATCTGTTGACCTGCATTGGTTTCCTTATTTAATTCGTGTTTCAGGGTTTCAGCATGCCGGTCTAAGTCCCGCATAAACTCTTCTTTACTCTTGTACATATGGGCAAGTCCCCATTCTAAATGGGATTCGTCTGCTTTAGACAGCTTACCAGTGTCTAATACTTCTCTGGTTTTATCATAGAGATGACTGTATGACGCCTCTAAAGAGAGGCGCACATGGTCAATAAACTCTAGGGTTTGGCTGATTGTCTTCGTCATACTCTTTAATCTCTTGTTTAGCTTCTTTTTCTTCTTGCACTCGGATACGGAAACGAACACTCTTAGAGTGGTTTCTTGAAAGGGGAGTGTCATCCCCTTTCTTGCGTTCTGGTGAATCTTTTTTTGTCTTAGTCATTATAAAACAAAGGTTTTATCCAGTTAACTGAGAATAAATAAAAGAAAGATTGTCTTCAATGCGGTCAATGAAGGCGTCTACTAAATCTTCAGAAGTAACCTCTAACAACTCCATTAGAGTTACTTCATCAAGAGAGCGGAGTTGGTCTAATACATGGCTATTAACGGTCACTTCCTGATCCTAAAATTAAGCCACGTAATTGACGAGACTCCAACTTATCAATGTTTGCTGCAGCAATTTCTGATAGCTTCCAGCCATTGTCGTAAGCAATCTGAGATAGATACCAAAGAACATCACCAAGTTCCTTGTGCAGCGCAGTGACTGCTACATCAGCAGAATAATCACCCCGTAGGAGGCGTTTAAACACCCCTGCAACCTCACCAGCTTCTTCCAGCATACCCATGACCCTCTCCTCAGGCGGGGAGGTCTCTAGGCGGTATTTAAAAGCAGCGTGCTGGTAGTCGTTAAACGTTTCCATTGTTCTTCCCTTCTTCTACTTCAATGAATTTCTCAAGGAAGTGGATTGCCTTTTTAATATCATTAATGCCCCCCTTGTCTCGCCACCGGGCGATGTACTTAAGAGCAGTGCCATCTAAATACCCAAGATTCCAAGCCACAATCACATCCCAGGGTTGTAGATCACCATGCTTTTTATAATGGTCACCTCCAATTTGAATGTCGTTGGCTTTAGGTTGCTTCATAGTTAGTTGGCGATAATCGTGTAAGTCGTGTTCGTTAATCATTTGTAGTGCTCATTAAGAAAGTTAAGGCTGACAAACATTTCATCGAAGGAACCATTGTTCACTTCATTCAAAACAATAATACCACGCCAGTGCTTATTGCCTTGAACGCCGAGATAGTCTTCCTCGTGTTCGTAACAGGAGCCTGCAATAATACTTGTAATGGTTTCTCCAGTGGCTTTAGAAGCATAAGCAACTTGTCGTCCTTGCTGATGACCAGCAATACAAGACATATTGGCTTTTCTTAACTGAGCCCCAGCAGTGGCCGCAGGACGGCCAGCAACACCTGTAACAAAGTAATGGCAGTAGGCAATGTTATCAATAATAACAGGCTGCAAAAAAGGATAAACTTCCCATCCCCGTTCTCGGTACTTTAAGTCTTCAATCCCAATGGTACCGTCGAGTTTAGGATCGTTGTTAGTTGCTCGTAGAATTCTCTCCTCGTGGTTACCAAATGTGAAGACCAGGCGGGGAGTGTAAAGAGCATGTTTAGTCTTTCGCATCTTTGTGTTATACTCTTGGATTGGTGCCAGCAATGCATCCATAGCTGCATGCGTAGCTTGAATGTCATCTCTATACCGTCGCCCTTCAAAAGACTTTTTACCAACGTCATAGCTAGACAGGCTAGGCATATCCGCAAAATCCCCGATACACACCACCACATCAGGCCTTTTGGATACAATGTAGTTTCCAATTGCGCGTAAGAAATCTGTACTATCTCCAGGTCTAATTTGACAATCAGGTATTACTAGGTGTTTCATTATTGGACAGTTGTAGGTAACTCCATTTGAGGGTCTTCTTTCTTAGCAGACACAGCAAACGCTGTAAGCATACCTGAGGCAGTAAGAAAGTTAATAGCAAACTGTAGGAGGCTTTGCGCCTCTTCTGGACTAAGTAGTTGGGTAAGCTTAACACTTCCATCATCATTAAATACGGGTACTTCAATTACTTTCATTTATTTTCCTCTTTAGTTTTTTTCTTGTGGCAAGGTTTACAAACCGTTTGATAGTTTGACCTATCACAAAACATACGCTCAATGAAAGTATTCCAATCTACGAATCCCACCTTGGGGTCCACTACAGGAATAATGTGATCTACTTCCACGTCTTTGTTAGTAAACTCTTTCTTGCATAGGTTACACTCGTAAAATTGAGCTAGTCGGCCAGAGGCAGGATTAATTTTCTTTTCTGTCTTTGATTCTTCTAGCGTCTTGAACTTAGCGGGCCACTTAC